GAGCGGGATGCGGCAATGGGGCTAGTACCCCAGAGACCTTTAGTGCGAACTCTTCTGGCCACTGTATTTGTTTATAGCAGAGAGCAATCATGGCACGGAAGCAAATGTCTGCTCCGGTTGATTGAGGGAGGAAACGAATCCCTTCTGTATACGCAGATTGCGACCAGAACCAACGCATTCTTCCAAATGCGTTTCTTAAAAAGCCTTCCTTTACAGACTTATTGCCAGTGACTTCCTGCCACTCAGCGCTCTTGGCGTTGATACGTCGCCACTGTAATAGCAACTCCCGCGCTTCCTTTTCAGGGATATCGTAGGTCTGAGAGAGCTTGCGAGGACCCATCGCGCCATCAGCACCATGGTTCGTGTTCTTCCCACGCTTGTACTGCCACGAGTCCTTATCCACTTCATCTTCAGGTATGCCATAGATTTGCGAGGTTAACCATTTGTGTTCGTTGAAACCCGGAACTGAAAGTCTTTTGAGTCGGTCAGTATCTCCAGCGTACCAAGCTGCAAGGCGGTTTTCAAGAGACGAGAAATCAGCTTCGATAAAACACCAATCAGCATGTGCCGGAACGTAGATGTACCTTGACTTAGGAGGTATATTTTGCATGTTCGGGTGAGAGGATGAGAGCCTGCCCGTCTTAGTTCCATGAACCAAGAATGACGCATTGACGTGCCCGCTTGCAACGGGTGAATCTTGCTTGAGAAATGTGCTGACGAGTTCATCGAGTGCTCTGACTTTCTTGATGGCCGCTAGCTGCGGCATGTCTGGATACTTGCGCGTTAAGCGGTCAAGCGCCGTCTTGTCCGACGAGACCTTTTTAGTTTTCGCGTGAAGTTGTTTGGGTAGCCCGAGGGTCGTGTATAAGTACTCTTCAACGAACTTGGGGGATTGCCACGGTACAACGTGTTCAAGGGCTGGCACGGAAATAAACTTAACGGGCTTTCCCGACTTACCAAGAGTCCCCGGAGGCGCTGGAGCACGCTTCTTAACTTCTTTATCATATGGTTGCAGTTCTTTCGGAAGGCTATTCTGGAGTTCCTCGAACTCTTTCATCACCGACTCACGGATGTTCAGGAGGCGCTTTCCGTCTGTCTTGATTCCAGTGTCAGAGAGTTGGCGACAAATCTTCGCGAGTGGGACTTGTGTATAGTTATAAACGTCGAGGAGGTTTAAAGAGGCAAGGGTTGGACGAAGCTGAGAGAACGCCTGCTGTGTAACGTCAACGTCTCGGGCGCAATAGAGCGCCATGTTCTCTTCAGAGAGATGCTTCCACGCGGGTTTCTGAGTGAAGATGCTAGAGATGAACTCTAGGTCATGGGGCATATCAGGCTGGCAGAGATGCTGCATCAACATGATATCCCAAATCTGAGTGGTGGGTCGAATCTCTATCCCGTGTTTCTTAAGGACAGGGAGGTCGAACCCAATAATGTTCTGACCTACGACTGCGTCAGCAGTAGCGAACACACGTTTAAGAGCAGCAATATAAGGCCCGTTATAAGGAACCACTGTAACGGTGTAAGGCTTAATCTGGATACCAACCATAGTGCAAGTTCCACTAAAGCGGTTCGTTTCGATATCGAAGGTGAGGAGCTTCGCGTTTTGGAAGGCATCGACTTCTTCTACAGAAGGGTTCAGGTTATAATACTCAGGAGGAACCTGCAAACCTTTCTTGAGGTCGCTAATGGTTGCGGGAATCATCTGCTGGTCCCTCATTAGATAGGAGGGATGCAAGATAGGCATTACTCGCGGAGTCTCTTCACCCTTGAGAGGAAGAGGAGAACCGCGCCACTTCATAATTCCATCAGTTTTTCCTGTAAGTGTGCGTAGCGCTTTTTCTCCCACGGCGTCAATCCGCGTCCACTGTTTAGACCGAAGTAGTGGTTCAACGTGAGCTTTATAGCAGTGTCCAACGACACTCTTCCCATCGCCATCAGAGATATAGCTTCGTGCCGCAGCGTCGGTAGGATAGAGATTGCTTGGCGGTCGGCAGTTGATTGTGTTGATGATGTTAAGGCCATCACGCTTAATCCCGGCTTTCTGCAAGAGCATGTCATAGACACGTCCCGCTCCACCAACGAGAGGTTTGCCCTCAAGGTGTTCCTGTTCACCCGGAGCTTCCGCTACGACGAGACGATTAGAGGAACCCAACTGAGGTTCAACAAGATTGTTTTCTGGGAAGAGTTTCTGGAACGGACACCCTGAACAAGCAGGGCAGTCTTTCACTTTGATTGTCAATCGAAAAGCTCCAGTAAGTAACTAGCCGCTAGATAGTAAGCGTAATAGAGGGACCCAATTAAGGTGGCTAGTGATACGAATATCGTGGCGCAAATTAGGGAAGCTACTATGTCGAGGAGGAGTTTAGATATCATTACCAGAGGTAGTCGAAGGCTCCATCAGCCGCTAGACGACGCATACAGCCCACCCACTTGGGTCCATGCTGCATGTCTGCCCCGTAGGTTTCAACATGGCACATCTCGTGGAAGAGAGTGAGTTGGCGTTCGACTCCAGCGGGATTCATCTTGGGGTCTATATAGATTGAATAGATTCCGTTGTCTTCTTTGTGGGTATACCCAAGACACCCATTATCGCAGGGAGGTTTCGAGAGGTAGACTTTGGCTACTGGGAGCTTATTGAAGAACCATTCTGTGTTGAGAGAGTCGTAGGTCGCCACCGCTTCTTTGTTGAAGGTGGTTTTCTGGTGCTTGGGTTGGTGATACTGGTGCCACCAGAGCCCTCCTATAACCGAGTATCCTATTAAAGTGAGGACAACTCGGAGCATAGTCCAACGCCCGTAATTACTCTTCATCGTCGTCCATCTCAACGGCGTTGACGAAAGCCACATCAACTTCATCAAAGTCTCCGGTGTCAAAAACAGAAAGGATTTCTTGTCGGGCTTCTTCTTCAGTCTCAGCAACAACAGTTACGTAGTCTTCACCTGTGACGCACATCAGAAAGCTTTTCAATGAACCCTCCAGATAAGAGAAAGGGGGAGTGACTTGCGCCACTCCCCGTCCGTTGTTGGTTGGTCTAAGGAAACTTACGCTGCTGGCTTTACCGTGAAGATACCAAACGTCGGTCGCGGTTCAGTTTCACCAGCACGAATTTTATTTTCAGGAACGATGCTCGCGGCAAACCGACCTTGGCCATTCATAGCCACACGGTTAAAATAGTCCTTCGAAGCTTCGCCCGGCAGGCTGTCAATACCCAGAGCGATTTCAAGCTTCTTCATTGCTTGACCACTCCAAGTCTTTGGCTTGCCTTCTTTGGAGACGCTAGTCGGGTCAGGGTAATTCCAGAACACACGCCGACCTTTGTAGTCGCCTTCCACAACTGCGGCACTCACATTCAACTCTTCACCACCGAACTTATTCACACGAACTTCCGTGCCCGGCAGCAAATCAAACACGTACTCGCCAAACGGCAGAGCTGACGGTTTGTCAAGCTGAATATCTGCTAGGGTAACATTTTCAAATCCCATCTAAGGTAATTCCTCCAATTAAGTTATGGTGTTCCACACCAACCAAGACCAGAACCCTCCTAAGGATTCTGGTTTCCGACTTTAAGCAGTCGGCGCAGGAGCAACGGCATCAATCTTCGCTTGTTCAGACTGCAAACCCGCTCGGACAGATGCAACGCTGGCCTGTAACGCATCGAGTTGAGCCTGTGACGGCGAACTCGACTGGCTCTGAAGTGCAGCAATCTCCGCCTGAATCGCAGCCAAGTCGGCGTCCACCTTCGCGTTAAACGTGGTTTGGTCGCTAACGAGACCAGCAACTTCATTTGAGAGATTCGTGATATCAGCCATTATCACCTCTAGTTTAGAGTTTAACTGCCTTAACACGTGGATAAAAAGAATTATCCACTCGTTATTTTCAGGGTGCAATTACGCTCCCTTTACTACATCCCAGCTTTGGAAGCTGGAATCCTTCGTAAGAGATTTTGGGCAAAGAGATAGGGGAAGCTTTCCGCTAAGGTCCCTACAGGACCTTCCACCACTGGGTCGCAGGGTCAGGCGTTGCCCAGATTTAGATGCGTACTCACTTCCCCAACTTGTACTGCTAAACTTTATTCTTTGTGTCTATATACCTCTTGTACTCGTCTTTTGCTTTTTCGAGAATCCATGGGAAGTAACCTTGCCCTGTGGCTCGGTCTAGCACCACCTCTTGAGGTAGAAAGCTTTTAGCGTTGTCTTCAACAGTGAGGCGGTTCTTAGCGATGATTCCATTGCCCGGAGAGTTCGTAATGTAATAGTATTCTGTGTAACGGCTCTTGGCGTCATTGGGGTTCTTTAGAACAGAGCGGCTCTTTAGACACAAGACCATGTCGAACATAGCGGTTGAGCCGAGAAACATTTGTCCTGCGAGGTCAGGTCCGATGAGCATTTCCGTTTGCCCAGCATCCGCATCAGGCCTATCTATACGGAGGCCACTAGTGACGATAACGTGTTTATCTTGGTCGATGAGTTTGCGGAGCATCTTTCGGGTGAGTTCACCCATCACTCCATAGTCATCAATTTCAGGAACACCTGCTTGTCGTTTTGGAGTGTCGCCCGTCTTGCGGGGGAAGGAAAGAGCTTTTGCTTTAACGTGGGTCTTTACAACGTCGGAGAGTGAGTCGAGCCCCAGACTTTCGTGGCCATCAAAATGAGGACCACCAGAAACAAACTCATCAAAGTCATTATACGATTTGAGTTCAACAAAGTCTACTCCCTTGTGAGCCACGGACATTAAACCACCGCCGTGACCCGTCTCACTTGCGCCGATGATAACTGATGGGGCGCTCGCTAGAAAGGTTGTCTTACCAAGACCGTGCAAACCGTAGATGAGAATCTTGAGTCGGAGTTTATCCGGGTCAATGATACTTTTGGTATTCTTAACTAAGAGTGCCAGTGAGATACCCTCTCGCTTTATCTAAATTCCTTATATCGTGTTTTGCAAATGCGATAAATACATTGCAATTATTGCACAATAAACCCCTAACTACTTTTGTAGAATGACAATGGTCTACATGAGGCTTTTGATTTTTTGTGCTTGAATCTAAAGCTATTTCACAAATACCGCATAAACCCTTTTGAGAGTCGAACATAAGTAAAAAATCTTCTTTACTTAGTCCATATCTCTGTTTTAACCAACGCCACTTAAACTTACCCATGAGCTTTTCTTTTTCATATGCTGACTTTCTGGCCCAAGGATGTTTCGCGTTGTACCTTTGATTATACTCACGTCTCTTTTCTTTTGTAATAACTCTCTTCAAAGGGGTATTGTTTTCTAACCCAGTCAGCTTTCTCTGGGTCCATTGTGATTGATTCGAGGAACTTCTTTTGGTGGTCGTAGAGAGCTTCGATGTACTTCGGGGACACTGAACCGGGGATGACTGTTCTCATTATTTTCCGAAGAGACTAAGAAACCACTGCCACAAGGTTCGACGGCGGTGCGGGAAGTATCACCGCGTTCACTTCATTTGACGCAATCGACTCCACACCCGCTAGAGAGGACTTCACAATATAGAAGTCATGACCAGCGACAGGAGAGGCGTCCGTGAACGTCACACCAGTTACTAGAGCAGCATTCAGCTTTAGGGTTTCAGCGCCAGCAGCCAGACCCCTATATACGTTATAGCCATCAACAACGTCCGTTGATGCATTCCACGTCAGGACTACCTTCGCCAT